GTAAGTACGAATGGATATATGACTTGGATTTAACTTCACTATATCCTTCAATCATTATGACAACTAACATTTCACCAGAAACTAAAGTTGGTAAGATTGATAATTGGGATGCACAAAAGTTTATGAAAGGTGAAATTGATACTTTCTTTTTAGGAGATAAGAGTATTACAAAAGAAAACCTTAAGAAGTTATTGGATGAAAGTAAATACGCTATATCATCCAACGGAGTTCTTTATACTACAAATAAAGTAGGTTGTATTCCTGATATATTAGACCTTTGGTTTAAACAAAGGGTTGAGTTTAGAGCATTAGAGAAGAAATATGGTGAGAGTGGTGACAAAGAGAAGTACGCATTCTATAAAAAAAGACAGTTAGTACAAAAAATCTTATTGAACTCTTTGTATGGTGTGTTAGGTTTACCCGCTTTCCGTTTCTATGATGTGGATAACGCTGAGGCTGTAACAACAACAGGTCAGACTGTGATTAAATCAACAGCTGATATGGCTAATATTAAATACAATAAAGAGCTCGGAACTAAAGGTGAAGATTTCAATATCTATATTGATACGGATTCTGTATTCTTTTCAGCAGTACCCATATTAGACCATCGTTATAAAGATTGGAGAGAACTGCCTGATTCTGATATTGCACAAAAAGTAGATGCTATCGCTGGTGAAACGCAAGATTTCTTAAATAGTTTTTATGATGTGTTGTCTGAAAAAGTATTTAACGTTCCAAAAGAAAAACATAGATTCCAAATTAAAAAAGAATTCGTAAGTAGAAGTGGTATTTGGATTGCTAAGAAAAGATACGCTCAATGGATTATTGCAGAGAATGGTATTCCTTGCGATACCCTACAAGTTAAAGGATTGGACGTAGTTCGTTCATCGTACCCCGCACAATTCCGTAAGTTTATGAGTGGTGTATTAATTGATATTCTTAAAGGTGAGAATGAAACTACACTAACCGATAAAATATATGATTTTAAAAAATCATTATCTACAATAGATGTTATTAGTATAGCAAAGAACTCATCTGTAAAAGAAATATCAAAATATATTCCAAAGAAAAAAGATAACAGAGCAATGTTTCAGTTCAATGCAGGAACTCCAGCTCACGTTAAAGCAGCAATTGCACATAATCAATTATTAGTTCACTTCAAATGTGCAGCTAAACACGCTCCATTAAGAGATGGTGATAAGGTTAAGTGGGTATATCTTAAACAAAATCCGTATGGATTAGATGCAGTAGCATTCAAAGGACATGATGACCCGGACGAAATAATGGATTTGGTAAGAACCTATATTGATTATGATAAAATTTTTGAAAGAGAATTACTTAAGAAGTTGGAAGATTTCTATGGAGCATTGGGTTGGGGAGCTGTTTTATCCTCACAAAAGACAGCAGAGCAATTTTTTGCATTTTAAATTTGGTGGAATGAAAAATATTTCGTATATTTGTGTATTATAAACTTTAAATAAATTAAAACTAAATTAGTTATGAACAAAAGTAAATTTGATGGCTTTATCAATCGTTACAACCTTGGAGGTGAGATTGAATCCGTTATGATTAAATCCGATGATAAAAATTTATCGGTAAGAATGATTTCCGATGACAAAACCCTTTTGGGTGATGTATCAGTTGTAGAATCAGATTTCCCTAATGGTGAATTTGGTATCTATACCACATCTCAATTAAAAGGCTTATTGAGTGTATTGGATGAAGCAATTTCAGTAGAAGAAGTTACTGGAGCAGTTAAGTTCGCTGATAAAGGAACTAAGGTACAATATATGTTAGCAGCACCATCGGTGATTCCTGCGGTACCTGATTTGAAAGCATTACCACCATTTGATGCAGAAATTACACTTAATGATGATTTCATTAATAAGTTCATTAAATCAAAAGGTGCATTATCTGATGCAGACACATTTACATTTACTTGTAAAGGTGGTAATGGTGAAGTTATCTTAGGGTATTCTTCTATTAACTCAAACCGAATCTCTATCACTGTTGATTGTAAGTGTGGTGAAGATATTGAACCAATTGCATTTTCTGCAAAGTATTTGAAAGCTATCTTAATGGCTAACAAAGGTTCTAAAACATCCTCATTGAAAATCTCATCAAAGGGATTATCGCACGTATCATTTACTGATGGAGATTACACATCAAACTATTACTTAGTAGAAATTAAATAATTATTATGAGCTTTTGGGATACTGAACCACAAAAACCTGTATTTGACTTTGAATCTGAAAAAGCAAAGTTAATACAAAATATGGATTACCTTATGACAATGAGTGTGCAAGAACAAACACTATACAAAAAGTGGGTGGAGTTGCAAGAACCATCAATGATTCAGGCTAAAGCCCAAATAGCATCGTATTATGACTCTCAATGGAAACCAACCAACATCAATGATAAGGAGCTAACGATAAAAGAAATTGAATCGTTAGACCCTTACGTTGAGATTGTGGAAGACCCAAAGGAATCTACTAAATGGGCAGCGGTAAGACGTATGATTCACACAATGGATTTTACAGCAAACCCTGGTCGTAATGTAAAGATTAATGTAAAGGATAGAGTGAGTGGAAAACTATTAGGACAGATTTCATTAGCATCCGATGTAACCGCTATGGGAGTTAGAGATAACTACATTGGTTGGACTAAAGATAATAAATTTGTTGATGGTAAATTAAACAACACTACTATCGCTTCTACTATTGTATGTACTCAACCTTTGGGATATAACTTCTTAGGTGGTAAGTTAATCGCTATGATGACAACTACACCGGAGATTAGAGCATATTGGAAATCAAAGTATGATAATGTTTTGATTGCAGTAGGTACAACATCTTTGTATGGTATTCATTCTCAATATAATGGTATTCCACTTTTCAAAACACTTGGAGAATCGGCTGGTAAAATTAGTTTGAAGCCGGATGATAAATTCTATGACCCGTGGCATCAATGGATTAAAGAAAATCATGCTGAATGGTATTCTGAAAACATTACCGAAGAAAGAGCTCGTAATGGTGCTAATATGGGTTATGATAGAAACGGACCTGTTAGTGGTATTAAACAAAAGATATTAGGAAAGATATTCAAAGAGTGTGGTATCAAAGCAAATCAGTATCATCACGGATTTAAAAGAGGTGTGTACTTCGCTATGATGTATGAGAACGGAAACGAATTCCTTCGTAACGAAATTACCGAAGACCAATTAGTTATGAAAGATAAGTTTAAGCAAGGTAATGAATACATTCAGACGTGGTGGAAGAAACACGCTATTAGTAGATACACAAAACTGCATGATGAAGGTAGAATTAAACCTGAACATTTATTCTATATAGATGCTATTGGGATGAGTTGGGAAGAAATGAAAGAAAAATACTTAGGAGAAGTAGGAAGATAAAAAATAAAATTATGGCAAAGGCTAAAAAAACAAAAAAAGAAGTAAAGATTGAAGACCAATCTGAACAATTACAATCAATTGATGATATTGTATTATCACAAAAAAAGTATGAAGACTGCGAATGGTGTTTTCAATTTGATGAAGATGAACCACAAGTATTTGCTTGGACTGATGATGATTTAAATAAGAGTGAAGACCCTAAAGTAATTTTTACAATTACTAACGTTGAAAACTCTTACATAACTTTTCAAAATGGAAAGACTGGAAAATTATTTAAATTATTCGCTAGAGAACTTACTGAAGAAGGTAGAGAATTAAGACAAAAACAAAAAGAAGCAGTTAAAAACATTACAAATGAAAGTACGAATAAAAAAGCTTAATGAAATTGCAGTTATACCATCTTATGCAAAGGATGGAGATGCTGGAATGGATTTAGTAGCAACATCAATTATATCATCAACATCAACTCAAATTACATACGGTATTGGGTTGGCATTGGAAATACCAAACGGATTTGTAGGATTAATATTCCCTCGTTCATCGGTTAGAAAGACAAGATTAATGTTAAGTAATTGTGTAGGTGTAGTCGATAGCGGATACAGAGGTGAGTTACAGGCAACATTTAACAAAATTAATAACGATTCGGTATCTGAAAACGATTATAAGGTAGGTGATAGAATTGCACAAATTATCATTATTCCACATCCACCAATTGAGTTTGAAGAAGCTGATGAGTTATCGGATACTGAAAGAGGTGATGGTGGATTTGGTTCAACTGGAAAATAAAAAAATAAATTATGTTTGAATATAAACAAGAAGAAAATAACCACTCACTTTGGGTAGAAAAGTATCGCCCAAATAAGTTGGAAGATTATGTAGGTAATGAACATCTAAAGGCTAAAGTAGAAGGTTATTTAGAAAGTGGTGATGTACCTCACTTATTACTTTATGGTAAAGCCGGTACTGGTAAAACTACATTAGCAAAGTTAATTGTAAATTCGATAGATTGCGATTATATCATTATCAACGCATCGGATGAGAACAACGTAGATACCGTTCGTAATAAAGTAAAGAACTTTGCATCTTCTATGGGATTCAAACCATTTAAGATTATTATAATGGATGAGTTTGATTATATGACTCCAAACGCACAGGCAATCTTGCGTAACTTAATGGAAACATTTAGTAAGCATTGTAGATTTATTCTAACCTGTAATTACGTTGAGAAAGTAATTGAACCAATTCAATCTCGTTGTCAATCATTCCAAATTGTTCCTCCAACTAAAAAGGATGTAGCAATTCAAATGAGTAAGATTTTGAAAGCAGAGAATATTGAATTTGATGTTAAGGATTTAGTTCCTATCATTGATTCAGCATATCCTGATATTCGTAAAGTAATCAATACTTGCCAACTTAATTCGAACAAAGGTAAATTGAAAGTGGATGTACAAAATCTATTAGAGAATGATTACAAAATGAAAGTTGTTGACATTTTAAAATCTAACGATGATAAGAGAAACAAATATATGAAAGTAAGACAGGCTATTATAGATTCTAAAGCAACTGATTTCTCTGACCTTTACACAGTCCTTTATGATAAGGTAGATGAGTATGCAGGAGCTAACACATCTGGCGTTATCTTATTATTGGGTGATGGGGTTGCTAAATCAGCAGTTGCAATTGATAAAGAAATTATAGCAGCATCAACACTTATACAAATTTTAAATACAATATAATATGGCTAACATTTTAGGAGCAGGTGGACAACCAATAGAAGAAAAACCAATTCCATTAGAGAAAACTGAAGCAATTGCATGTAAGAAATGTGGAGGAGAAGTTTTTGTACAAGGGTTTGGATTTCGTAAGATTTCAAAATTACTAACTGGTAAACCAAAAGATGAAGTACTACCAGTAGAACTATTCCTTTGTGGTGATTGTGGTGAAGTACTTAATGAATTATTACCTCCGGGTTTAAAAGTAGAAGAAGAAGCATAATATGGCTAAAACATTATTCGACCATATAAACGCAATAACGCAGGAAAAAGACCCAAAGTATTGGGAGAAGCTTGAAGAAAGTGATAAGAAAACATGGAGTAACTATATGATACTCCGTTTTCTTTCTATGAAGCCTGAATGGATAGAGTTAGTAGCAGATATACAACCATATTTGCAAGAAGCTCCACCAAAAGCTATGTACCTTGCTCTAATAGATTTAATTCCAAAGACAAGGGCATTCTTAAAATATATGAAACCAGCATCAGCTGATAAATATGAAAAGTGGGTAATAGAATTGGTAGGGAGAAAATATGAAGTATCTTTGGGTGAAGCTGAAGATTATGTGCATATCCTATACCAAACAACTTCTGGTAAAAATCATATCAAACAAATAGCTGAAGATTATGGTACTGATACCAAACAAATTACCAAGTTAAAACTCAAACTTTAATTTGGAAATATGGGGTATTTTTCGTATCTTTGGAGTATAAATAAATATAATGGCTAAAGTATCATTTTCACAATATAGTATGTGGAGTTCATGTCCACAACAATACAAATTAAATTACATAGATAAGTTAGGTGAAAGTTCTGGTAACGTTCACACAATCTTTGGGACGGGTATGCATGAAACTATCCAACATTACTTATCAGTTATGTATGGTGTTTCTAAAAAGCAAGCTGATGAGATTGATTTGGACAGGCTTCTTTTAGAAAAAATGAAAGATGCATTTACCAAAGAAAAGAACGCACTTAGTGAGGGAACTCCTTGTACTCAAATTGAGTTGGAAGAATTTTTTGGAGATGGTAGACGTATTTTGGCTTGGTTGAAAAAGAACATGCAAAAGTTCTATTCTAAATCAGGCTATGAATTAGTTGGTATAGAAATTCCACTTAACGCTAAAATCAAAGAAGGTGTAAACTTCATCGGTTTTATTGATATTGTATTAAGAGATATGGCTGAAAATTCAATTATTATTATTGACCTTAAGACATCAACAATGGGATGGAATCAATATCAAAAAGCTGATAAGTTTAAGAACGCCCAAATCCTTTTATATAAAAAATATTATTCAGAATTGTTTAATATACCTTTACAAAAAATTAGAGTAGAATATCAAATCATGCGTAGAAAACTTCCTGAAGATTCTGCGTTTCCGATTCCTTATATATCCAAACACATTCCTGCAAATGGAGCACCATCGGTAAATAAAGTATATGATGAGTTTATGGAATTTATCAATACAGTATTCAATGATGATGGTACATTTAAAGATATACCATTTCCAAAAGTACCCGGTACTAACAAAAAGAATTGTAAGTGGTGTGAATTTATGAGTAGGGGAATTTGTGATGGAAAGGCTTCCTAAAAAAACTTTCTAAAAATCATTTGTTTTTTTATGTTTGTATATACTTATATATACAAATATATTAAATACACAAAACAATGATTCAAGAAAACACAAAACTTACAACTGTGAAGATATTGAAAGATGTGTATTCATCATTTAAAAAAGTTTCCTTTGATTCTGATGTAACATTACAAAAGCTGGTAAATAGAACAGTTGAAAGATATGTTAAAGATGAAGATTTTAGAAAAGAAATGAATGAATACCTACAATTACAAATTTCAGGTTCACAATTTTAACAACATTAATACGTTATGGCAAAGAAAAAGATTCTGTTACTTTCAGATGATTTAAGAATGGCGAGTGGTATCGCAACAATGTCCAAAGAATTCGTTTTAGGGACAATACACAAATATGATTGGTTTCAAGTAGGAGCCGCAATTAATCACCCCGAAGCTGGTAAGATTTTAGATTTAAGTGAAGATATTCAAAAGAATTATGGAGTAGCTGATGCCTCTCTAAAAATACTTCCTTGGAATGGTTATGGTAATGCAGATTTGATTAGACAATTAATCAATACCGAAAAACCTGATGCTATCTTACACTTTACTGACCCTCGTTATTGGACATGGTTGTATGATATTGAACATGAAATCAGACAAAATGTTCCAATCCTTTTCTACGCAATTTGGGATGATTTACCAGACCCATTATATAATCGTAACTATTATGAAAGTTGTGATTGGATTGGTTGTATCTCTAGACAAACTTATGGTATCATTAAAAGATTATCAGCATTGGACACCAAACCAACTTGGAAACCAAAAGAAGATTGGCAAGTAAGTTATGTACCACATGGTATTAATACTGATTTATATAAACCAACTGAAGTACCTGATGAATACCGTAAAGAAATTTTAGGTGGTAAAGATTATGAATTTGTATTATATTGGAGTAATCGTAACATCAGAAGAAAACAACCCGCAGATGTTATTGTAGCTTTCCAAAAGTTTTGTGATAAGATTGGTAAGGAGAAAGCAGATAAATGTGTGTTAGTAATGCACACACAACCTGTTGATGAAAATGGAACTGATTTACCAGCAGTAATCGATGCAGTAGCTCCTAATTGTAATATCATATTTTCAGAAAAGAGAAGATTACAACATGAATTGAATTGGAATTATAATATAGCAGATGTAACAATCAATATAGCTAACAACGAAGGATTTGGATTAGCAACTGCAGAATCGGTAATGGCTGGTACGCCAATCATTGTAAACGTAACAGGCGGATTGCAAGACCAATGTGGATTTAAAGTTGAAGGTAATGTATTAGTTGCTGATGATTATATTAAGATAGGTTCACTTCACCAATGGAGAGAGTGGGAAGGTAAAGCAATTCCTGGTCCTTGGGTAACGCCGGTATGGAGTAGAGCATTAGCATTAGCAGGTTCAGTTCCTACACCTTATATTTGGGATGATAGGGTTGATATTGAAGATGTATCTGACGCAATTTTAAAAGTATATAATACACCAAAGCAAGAAAGAAAAGCTAACGCCTTAATTGGTAGAGAGTTTTTCATCAATGAAGCTGGTTTGACTCATACGAATATGTGTAAAACTCTTGTTGATGGAATTGAATCTACATTTGAAAATTGGAAACCTCGCCAAAGATTTGAGGTATTTAAAGTTAAATAAGTTATAATATATGAATAAGCCAACATTAGTATTTCAAGGACCTATATTCACTCGTTCTGGTTATGGTGACCATTGTAGAGATTTAATGAAATCCCTACGAAAGATGGACAAATATGATATTAAAATTATTCCACTTCGCTGGGGCAACACTCCACAAAATCAAGTAGATGGTGAATCTGAATTTGGTAGATGGATGTTAGAAAGAGTTATACCTCAATTGGAATTTAAGCCCGATGTGTTTATGCAAGTTTCAGTAGCAAACGAATTCGAGCCAAAAGGACACTATAACATTGGTATAACTGCTGGTGTGGAAACCACAATTGCTCCAAAAGATTTTATTGATGGTTCTAACAAAATGGATTTAATTATCGTACCATCTCAATTCACAAAAAGTAATTTAGGTGGAACTGTGTATCAACAAAAAGACCAAGCTACTGGACAGATTGTTGGTGAAATCAAAACAACTACACCAATTGAAGTTCTTTTTGAAGGAGTTGATACTGAAATATTTTCCAAAGGAAGTGGTAATGATGTATTGACAAATGTAAAAGAGGATTTTTGTTTCCTAATTGTAGGACATTGGTTGAAAGGTTCATTGGGACACGATAGAAAAGATATTGGTATGGCAATCAAAACATTTGCAACTGTATTCCAATATCTACCAAAAGATAAAAGACCTGCATTAGTTGTTAAAACATCTCACGCTGGATTTAGTGTAATTGATAGAGAAGAAACTCGTAGAAAAATAGATGAAGTACTTAAATCATTTGGAGATAAGTGTCCATCTGTATATTTGCTGCATGGTGATATGGAAGAAACTGATATGAGTAACCTATACCATCACCCAAAAGTTAAAGCAATGATTTCATTTGCTAAAGGTGAAGGATATGGTAGACCGATGGCTGAATTTACTTTGACAGGTAAACCAATTATAGCAAGTGGTTGGAGTGGGCAGGTGGATTTCTTACCAGCAGAACATTCAGTTTTATTGGAAGGTACACTAACACAGGTTGATGAATCGGCGGCAGACCAATTTTGTATGAAAGAGGCACAATGGTTCACCGTAAACTATTCAAATGCAGCCAATAAGATTTATGATGTATATAACAAATATGATTCTTATTTAGAAAAATCGGTAGGTTTGAAAGAAAATACATTAAAAAACTTTACATTAGAAAAAATGCATGATAAGTTTACGGAATTGATGGATATTTATGTAAAGAAACAACCACAATTTGTTCCATTTAATGTACCAAAAGTAAACGCATCAAAAATGCAAATACCTAAATTGAATAAAGTTTAACAATGCCATATTCATTACAATATAAACCATTAATAGAATCAGAATCATCTGTTTCAAAAACGTTAGTAAGGCCCAGAAATATATATAAAATTAATAGTTACAAATATAAAGATGGGAATACAAAAAGTTTATCGGGAGTTGAAACCTCATTTGTATTTGTAATTGGTATAACTTCTGATAAAGTAGTTTCTTGTATAAAATTAAGCCTAATTAAACCTGACATATTTTTTAGATGGTTAAAGACATTAATTAGGGCTGGTTTGAGTGAGGAAGCATTAAAAAACGCAGAATCTTTGGAAGATATAATTGTACTTGATGCAAAAGATGGGCAGACTATATTTAATCAATTTGTAAAAACAAGTAGATTGTATCGCCAAAACCCACCCACATACAGGACTTATTTGTTAAAGAATATCAAAAACATAGAACAAGTTACCATCAAAAAGGATATTCTCCTTAATTTATTAAAATAATCAGTTCTATTCTTCTTTTTACCTTTTATTTATATTTACTTGTATAACATTAAAATACACAATTACAATATAAAATGGCATTAGTTAAACGTTTATCGAAAGGGTCTCCGCTTACCGCAGCTGAGATGGATGATAATTTGGATTATCTTCAAGCACAAATTGAATCGGGAACTTCTGGTACAAGTGGAGTAAGTGGTACATCTGGAACATCGGGTGGAACTGGTTCATCTGGGGTTGCTGGTAGTAGTGGTACATCTGGAACTTCTGGTATATCAGGAACTAATGGAGCAGCTGGTGATAGGTTCGCATCCACATCTTCCTCACAAATTACAATAGCAAGTAGTGGTCCTATTTCATTTTTTATAGCAACAGGACTTCAATGGACAATAGGTCAACAAATGATTGTGGCGTATGATGCTAACAATAAAATGACCGTAACTGTAAATTCTTATAACATATCAACTGGTGCTGTTTCTGCTACAATTGATTCCTTCGTTGGTTCTGGGTTGTATTCATCTTGGAGTATTAATACGGTAGGTGCAACCGGACAGGCTGGTTCAAGCGGAACGTCTGGAATAAATGGTACGTCTGGTTCAAGCGGAATAAGTGGTACAAATGGTAGTGGTGGTATCAATGGTACAAATGGTAGTGGTGGTATCGATGGTACAAATGGAACTGATGGAGTTGATGGAACTAATGGTTCAGCTGGAACAAGTGGAACATCTGGAACAAGTGGAACATCAGGAACTTCTGGAGTAAATGGGGCTAGTACTGATATAAGCGCATTAAACACATATACTGGTTCAAACGATTCGGTAAGAAATAGAATATTACAAACAACCGCATCTTTAAACACATATACTGGTTCAAATGATTCTGTACGAAATAGAATACTACAAACTACTGCTTCATTAAATACCTTCACAGGCTCATTAAGAGGGGAAGTAAATGGGTTGGAAGCATATACGGCATCACTAAAAAATTCCACAATCATATCTGGGGCAGCTCAAATAACTGCATTAGGATTTGGTTCTGGCGGAGGCGGTATTTTTGCACAAACTGGTTCATATTGGGCAACTACAAATAACTTACAAGTAACAGGTTCATTTTCTGCTTCATTGGCAAGTGGATATATGTGGGTTGGTGGACCTAATGGTACACGAATAATACCTACCTCATCTCTAACAGCAGGAGCTTTAACACTTGATGGATTTACACTAGGTGGTGTTATTACATTTAATGCACCAAGTTCAACAGTAAATTCAAATTTATTATTTAATGGCAGCTTATTAACAATAAATGGTAGAGTATCGGCATCAAATTCAATTACAACATCTTTATCAGAAGGATACGCTTTAGTTGGTGGTGCTGGTAATGTTACTACTTTAGTAGCAACCTCATCATTTGGAGCAGGTATATTTACTCAAATTGGCTCAACAAACACATACCGTACTCAAAACAATGTACAAATAACAGGTTCTCTTTCCGCATCATTGGCGAGTGGATATGCTTGGGTTGGTGGGGCTGGTGATGTAACTCGATTAGTACCAACATCTTCGTTTGGGGCATCTTTATCTGTAAGAAATTACACTGGAGCATCCTTCGGAGCATTTAATGCACAAAATGTAACAACACTTGCATTTAGTGGGTCTGGTATATCATTATCAGATTTAGGAAATGGTGTTGCTAGAATTGAAGTTACTGGAACTGGTGGTGGTGGTACATCTGGTACATCTGGTGTAAATGGTTTGGCTGGTAATGATGGTTCAAGTGGTACATCTGGTATAAATGGAACAAATGGTGCCAATGGATTTGGTTCATCTGGGACATCTGGTGCTGCTGGAACATCTGGAACATCTGGACTTAATGGTGCTGGTGGATTGAATGGTACTAGTGGAACATCTGGTATAAGTGGTACAAATGGTATTGGTATTGGTACTGATGGTAGTAATGGAACATCCGGTACTTCTGGTACTTCTGGTATAAATGGAATTGGTTCAAATGGAACATCCGGTTTAGATGGTTCAAATGGAACTTCTGGATTAAGTGGAGGTGGTGGTTCAGCTGGTACGTCTGGTACATCTGGTATAAGTGGTACAAATGGGGCAATAATACTATCAGGGACAACTGATAACGGACTTATCAGTTACGATGCGGTTGTTACTAATGCGGGTGTTGTTGAACCTGATTTAAGATTTATTTCTGGAACTAAATTATTAATAGTTAGTGGTTCTGCGGATATTTATACCGCTATGACAATAAAAAGAACATTCACACCACCAGCGTCACCTGAAACCGGTATGTTATATGTATCTGCATCTGGAGCAGGTGGGGCTCTTATGTATTACAATGGTGGTAGTTGGACTCAAATAGCAGCTGGATTATAGTAATAATTAATTAAAAATATAAATGGGTAATCGTAAAAAGTTACCCATTTTTTTGTGCTTTACCAAAAAACTTTATATTTATATATACAAATATATTACTGAAATAGATTTGGTAATGTAAGAAAAAAATGTTATATTTGTATCTATGATAAATGTTACTTACGCAATTACAGTTTGCAACGAATTAGTTGAAATCACAAACCTTGTAAACTTCCTTCATCCTAGAATAAAAAAGGATGATGAAATATTAATTCAATATGATTCAGATGCTGTTACACCTCAAGTAAAAGATTATCTAACCATATTAAGACAACTCCATTCAAATATAAGAGTTATTGAATTTCCTTTAAATAAGGATTTTGCATCTTATAAAAACAATTTGAAAAATCATGCAAATGGTATGTTTATATTTCAAATTGATGCAGATGAAATGCCATCCGAATATCTTGTGGAAAACTTACAATTCTTTTTGGAATCAAATAAAGATGTGGACCTTTTCTTTGTACCTCGTATCAACACCGTCACAGGATTGACAGAAGAACATATTCAAAAGTGGAGATGGAAAGTCACAGAAAATGGATGGATAAATTTCCCAGATTATCAAACGAGAATCTATCGTAGAACATCTGAAATAGAATGGCAGGGTAAAGTACATGAAAGAATTATAGGATACAATACACTTTCAGTATTGCCACAAGAAGAAGAATATTGTTTGTATCATCATAAGCAAATAGAAAGACAAGAAAAACAAAACGATTATTATGACACAATCTAAAATAGCATTCTTAACGGAAATGGGATTTGTTGGTAAAGTTCCAGATAATCATCCAAATATGAGAACGGAGTTTGCTTGGATGCATGCTTTAGATGCTGACCATTATAATTTTCATCTATTTGGTTCTGATAAAAATTTGACAGGATATGACCATGTCTTCATTATATTTCCAAAAGGTAAAACATTTTTAAGTTCAGAG